TGTTGTTGATCCATATAGCACATCAAAGTTTGAAAGCTTAAATTTTGGTGATTCATTAGAAAAAATTAAAACTTTACCCACCCTAATATATTATGATGAATATCCCAACAGTCTTATAAAATCTCCAAAACATAAAAGTTTTTTGTTTCAAACAAATGCAAATTCTTATTATAATATACCGTTGATATACGATGCGCCTTTATTAGAGCTCTCTTTTTTTGATAATAAATTGTATAAGATAACAGCCAGATTGGATGTAAAAGACGAAAAAGATGGATTAGAAAAATTTGAAAAAATAAAAAAAGAAATCAGCAAAATATATGGAAAAGGTCAAAATACCTCAAACCAATTCCTTAAAACTTTTTCTTTGGATATAAATAATACTCATTTTTCAATTATGTTTATCTCAAGACCACCAGTAATAACCAAAAACTTGGGTAGTTCGCCATTTGACCTATTAGTTGAATCTTGGGATAGAAAATTACACAAAGCCTTTCTAGATGATGATTTTAAATATTTTGAAGCTTCTAATGACAAAGAAGCGAAAATATAACCCCCTCAAATTTGAGGGGGTATTTTTATTTTACCGTTCTTTTTTCGGCCGACGTCTAAAGATGTCGCCAACTTCAGGCTCCATACCGTTGAACAAGATATCATATCCGTTAAAGAATAATTTGTTTAATTGTGCAGGCACACCTAATGCTGTTCCAACAAATGTAGCAGTAGGCTCAACCAATTCGTCATAATCTGCTTTGCCCTGGTAAACCTTTTGTACCTTACCGGCAGCACGTTCCATTTGCTCTATCGTGCCTTGTACTGCAGTCATTCTATACCCGTAAGTCTGCATGCCTAAAGCCCTGCTCCAGATAGCATTACCAACCTGTCCAACCGGTCCGGCTAAACTCATAGGGTAAGTAAGCAGTTCTTTTGATATCTTTTGATATTCATCCTTATCTTCTTCAAATGGATCTTCGGCCGACAACATCAAGTTTATAAAAGCAAACATTACAAACTTAGCTCCCACAAACGAAGTAAGACGCATTATGTCTTTTTCTTTTAAGAAGATATTATACTCTCTGGCCCACTGATTATATTGTGTATTGAAGAAGCCTTGGAAGGTAGTAAACAGTTTAAGCATAGGTCCGCCACGCAAAAGCGGTGCAACCTCCGTAACTCTGCTGCTGCCAAGTGTACGTCTAATAACCGTATTGGCAAAGTCCACAGCTTCTGCTTCGCCTGCACCAACCCTTATTTTTTTGCCATACGCCTGCATCCATACCGGAATAGCAGAAAGATTATCAGTAGCGACCAGCAATCTTGTGCCAAATTCAACAGCTTTCTTTTCTATAGGATTCAGGCTTTCCATTTCTTTCATATCCCGCAGGGAAATGTCAGGAAGCACAGACCTTTCTTTCATCCAAGGGGATTTGCTGTAAACAAATTCCTTAGCCGATTTATAGCCCTCTGCAAGCTGCATATTCATACTGTAATTACTCACAGCGGCAACGACATCACTATATCCAAAACCATCTACAGCATTACCATAAAGCAAGGGATTACCCAAGTTCTGAACGGCAGTTTTAAGGTTAAGCATAATGGCAGCATTTACAGTACGAGCCCTAAGCCAGTTAGCAACACTGCCCATCCAGCTTTCACCAACAGAGCCGCTGTTAGTACCTTGAGGATTTGCCGCACGTTCAAGATATTCTTTAAAGGCGGAGAAATCGGCCAGGCCTAATTTTTCTTTAATCAGAGTATACATTTCCTGATCGTTCATAATTTTGCGGAAATCGCCCATAACCTCACGGAAACACAGATCATGTATCGCATCCATAGCAACATTAAACTCTGCTCCACGTTTTAGATTAACAGGATATTTAGCCTTAACACGTTCTTTTAAATGGCCTCGTCTGGTGCTCATTGTTCTAATATTGCGGCCTTGTCTGGGATCAGTATCAGAAATAACTTCTTGCCCAGCGTGTTTAGAACCAGTATCACCATCACGCATCAGCGGGAAATAACCGCCACGCATAACAACAGTCTTGCCGTCTGATAACGTCAGCTCTACAGGCGACGCTTCTACTTTCTTAGGACTAAACCCTGTCCAACGAGTTTCAAGAGCTTCCATTTCAGACCAGTACATCTCTGCAATGTCTATCTTAGCCTGTGCATATTTTATATCCGCTTCAGTAAGATTACGCCCTAAGAAATCAAGCAAATTGATTTTAGTCTGCACGATATCGCCATCTACCCACAAAGCAGAACTTTCAAAACCTACCGGTCTAGTGCTGCACAATACTCTGGCACTGCTCTCGTTTCCTAAATTCATAAGCATTTTTAATAAAACGTGCTTATCTATAGAAGTACCTAGCTCGTCATATTTTTCCTGATAATCGGCCGCCTTTTCTGCAGCTTTATCCGGCAGCCATTCCCTGTAAGCCTGCGCTGTTTTTTCCTCATATTCTAAAATTTTTCTTGTTTCATTATCGGCCGCTTCTCGAATAGCTGCGCCAAAATGTTTGCTGAAAAATCCATACTGCCAGTCATCCATCATTTCAAAAAGATTGTCCGTACTGCGTAAAGATGCTTTTAGCTTCTCCATTACTGTAGGCTGCTGTGCAACGCCAACCTGCGGTTTCCAGATAGTTTTCAGCTTATTAAGTGTTTCCTGTGCTTCAGCTTTAAATTCAGCATAGGTAGCACCTTTCTGTAAAGCATTGATACTCATTTCCTGTTTAGCGATCGCTTTGATATTTTTAAGCGCATTTACTATATCTTCAAGCTGGCTTGCCGTCATACGTTCACGAGGATTTGTAATGCTAACATTCTCATCCATTATCCAATCAGCAACTGCAACATTGTCATAAAGATCATCCATATCATTCAGATAGTCTGATAAAGTTTCTGTCTTTTCAAAATCAGAATAATCTTTACGCTTATAACCGAACCTTTCCATAATTGCTGCTGCTTGAATAAAGTTTCTTTCATTACCCCACGTTTCCCTTTTAGCTTTAGCCTGCTTCCTGAAATAATTCTGCCACTTAGCATACTGATTACGCAGTCTTACGCTTTCAACTACACAAGCATGATTAAACGCCTGGACGTTTTTATATCGGACCGCAGCAGAATAATCATCATTTTCCAATGCCACAGCAGCTTTAGCCGCAGCGTTTCTTTCGGCAGTAATATACTTTTGGGTATTCAAAGCCTCCTTTAATTTTACTCTATTCTGCAGGTCCATCTGTGCCTGGATTTTAGCTGTTTGCCTGCGTGCAACAGCAAGTTTTCTAATGGTTTCAGCATCACGCTGACCATTTAACAAGCCTTGTGCTTTATCCTCAATAAGCTGTGCTTCTGTATTTATCAAAAGACCGCTCTCGTCATTATACATAGCATCACGTGCAGCTTCTTCAGCAAGCCCTCTCTCTTTGTAAATATCAGGGAAGGCGTCTTGCACCATTTCATCAATATGTCTGTTAACCGCACCATTAAAAGATGGTTCTGATATAATCGTTTTAGCAAGCTCGTCACCGGACGTAAAACCATTAGCTTCAGCGATCATATCAAAAGTTGCCATTTTACTTTCATCAAAATTACCTTCTAAATATCTGTTAGCTACGCCCTTCGCTGTTTTTAAATCAGATGCAATATCAAGTATCTGCTCCGAAGCCATATATAACGGTTGTTTTGCAATCGCTTCTTTGACCTGCTGCTCTACATCTTCACGATATTTTTGAATTCGGTCTTTACGCTCCTGATTGAAATTAACAAGGCTTTCTTTTGTTAATAACTGTACTGCCTTATCGTGAGCTTTAGCAGTAAAATTACGCAGCATTTGCTTACGTGGTTCTGAAAGTGCATCTAACACAACATCTGGCAAAGCAGAAAAATAACCGTCAATACGCTCCATTTCTGATATTTGCTCTTCACTTGCCAGCATCCTGTCAAAAACCTGCCTTACTTCATCGTTGATTGGAACAGCATTTTTACTGCGCTTATCCGAAAAAACGGCGTTATAAACAGCAAGCAGCCATTTTTTGAACCTGTTAAATACCGGCTGCAGCTCTTTTGAAGGTGCCTTGCCTTCAAGCATATAAGTTTCTGCGGCCTCTGCCCAGCGTTCATGTGCTGCTGTTTTTTCTTCCTGCGACAAGCTATCCCAGTCTTTAGTGACACCAGCATAATCAAGCATAGTCTGACGGTCTTTTTTCATCTGCTCTGTAGCATTAGGGAGAGCCCCTTCACGCATGAGATTCTCAATAAAGTAATGTCCGACAGCTTCATGAATAACAGTACTCATATCAGCACCTTCAAACAGGCTGATAATTGCTTTGCCTTCTTCGTCCCAGGTGATAGCGCCTTTAGTTTTCCCTTCGGCTTGGTAGTATCCCTGCATTTCTTCTTGTCTCTTGCGGAGTGCATTTTCATCTGGTATACTATTATTAAGAAAACCGTCAAGGTCGGTGCCTTTGATAGCGGAATCGCTGCTATCAGACTGTAACCACTTGGCGGTTTTTTCTTTATTTACATATGCAACTCTGCCTTTTTTGATATTATGCTCAATAAACCAATTATAATTTGTGCCATTAGCACCGCCTTTACCATAAGCGCTGTTAATGGCATTTACTTTATAACGGTCACGGCTTACATCAAGATCAAGTGGAACAATAATAGTAGAGCCTTGCGCATCTTTCAAATCCAGCACTACCACCTTCCGCCCTGAATAAGAATCTAATACCATTATAGGATCAGCAAATGCCCGTGGTAATTGTTTCAAAAGGTCCGGTGTCATACCATCAAAGTGTTTTTCAAAAATATGGTTGATCCTGCCACCGTCAATAGTTACAGGCAAAATTTTACCGCCTGCAAGGTTTATCGCAAGCGGTGTAGTCATTACCTTATATGGTTTCGTTTCGTTTAACGTACCGGCTTTATATTCATCTACGATACCAGAAAAGTTATTTTCATCCTCAAGCAATTTTTCGTTAGCACTTTTAGTTTGCATATACCGGCCATTAGGAGTGCTGACAACTCGTTTGAAGCTTAAAGGGTTATCTCTGAAATACTGCATAGGGTCATCAGGATTAGCAATCATAGCACGGCTGGTTAAAATAGCCAGGACGTCACCTGTTTCCTTTTGATTTAGTCCCGCTTCGGTCAATTCATTTCTAAAAGTATCAACCGCAGTTCTAAATTCCTCGTCGTTCTCCAACGCTTTTTTATAAGCGCTTTGGAGAGCTTTTTTATTTCTGGCGCGTTCTTCTGTATAACCGCCCTGTTCAAAAGCTACGTTATTGCTTACAGCCTGGAAAAAGCCAGGATTTTGAGCCTCTGCCGCACAATACGTACCCATTGGCATTTCAATATCCTCACCACGAACAGCAGCAGCCTGCAGTTCAGAAACCTCTATACCAAAGGTATCTTTTACATCCAGGTTAGGATTTGCCTGCGCATATGTAAAAAGGGTTTCAGCATCTACATAAGCCTTTTCTTCTGTCGTTTGGTTCAGTACTAGTTTGCTGGCGGTAATATCTACGTCCTTACTATTTTTAATCGTTTCCGCAGTACGTACAGCCTGCTCCTGCATAACTCTATTTGCATTACGGTCTACGGCAATGCTTACCGAACCTCCAAGCCCACCAAACACCGCACCAATAGCACCGGAATAAGCGCCTCTTTTAGTGATTTCTCCAAACTCCTGATAAAATTTAAGTATTTGCTCTTGAGTGGAAAGATTCGCATTTTTAGCCCATATTTCAGCAGCAGCATCAGGGTATTCCTGAATCCATTCAGTAATGCCTTCTGTCAATGCAGTTTTAAAAACTTCTTTGGCCTTACCGCCCATAGTTGCGATTTTAGCGGCTCTTGCTCCTGCTCCCATGACTTTGCCCAAGCCCACTTTTTCAAGAGCAGATTGTGCAACAGCGTTTAAAGACGCCGCAGCTCTGGCTCTGTCATTAGATACCCCAGCTTCAGTAAGATCTAAATATTGTCCGCCTGCAATCTGACTGCCCATAAAAGCAGCAGCACTCCAGCCGCCTGTACTGATTGCAACGCCGACCTGTGCCGCTAATTGTGGTGCATTCTGCAGTAAGTCATAATAAAACTGGCCTGCCGCAGTTTCAGCCTTTACTTCTTCCGGCTTAAATATTTCACTGCCACCAATGCGTTTAGCTTCAGTACCAATAGTTTTTAGCTTATCTCCACCGACAGCATACAAAAGCCGTCCTATTGTATCTGCGCTAAAAACCTTGGATTCCGTTGTCAAGTCAACATCTTTTTTATCTGCACCCAAATCAGCAAGCAGTGCAACTGCACCATAACCGCTGCGAGCAACATTCTTAAAACCATTTTTCAGCGCTGTAATACTTTTCCAGTTATTTTCTTGCTCGCCCCAAAATTCTGCAGCTTTAGTACCGGCAATGCTCATAAGCACAGGGTCTTTTAACGCCTCTGCTGTTCTTGGTGCGATCTTCTCATATTTATTCCAGTCATAATCAAAGTTTTTAGGTAAATAATAATCAGGATTACGAGCTGCCATTTGAAGCGATATATTATTTGCATTAGCTCCTTGTAATGCTTTAGTCTTTAAATCGTCTGGTATAAACTTTCCTGCCGCTGCTACATCGTACAATACAGACCTTGCCATATTACCACTCCTCGTTAATTTCTCCTCTTAATGCCGCTAAGTGACGTTGTTTGATAGATTCAATAGCATCACTGAAATTCATTGCCGCCAAACCAGTACGCTCACTGGCTCCCCAATCACTGAACCATGGAGTACTTTCATTTTGCTGTACTTCCGTATTACTCTGCTGTGGAATATCCAGCAAATGCGGTGCAGCATCTACACCATCACGAACTGCCATAGCCGCAATTTGCTTATTGAGCTCCTGGATATCCATAGGCCTATTTTCTTCTGTAACTTTTTTCAATGCCGATACTTGATATAAATCATTAGGGTTTATAGCTCCAAAAAATGTTTTTGCACTTCCCAAATCAATATTATTGCCGTTACGTTTTTGATAAATATCTATATAAGGGGAAAGATTAGGTGAAAGGCTACTCTTTAAAGAGCCCCATTCAAGTTGCTTACTGTTAAAGCTTTTATAAATAGCACGATTTTTAAACGCCTCTTTTAGAACTTCGTTCCCTGTCGCAAATCTTGCATCAGGGTCAGTAATATCTTGCAATGCATTATCCAGAAAAGCCTGCAAATCTCCGCGTTCCACTTTATCATCAATAGTTTCATCAATTATAATAGCTAAACGTTTATCAACATCCTTATTTCTTGGATCTTGATTTCTAGCAAAAGCCAATAACCTGCTTCTATCTGCTTCACCCAAGACTGTTGCGTTTTGGTTGATTAATGATACTGCTTCGGCTGGTGTTACAGTGCTATTCGTAATTGCATCCTTGATTGATTTATAAATGCCACTATTAGATACCGCAGCGGCAGCTTTTGTCTGAATGCCTATTAAATCATCACCGAATTTTAATAACGTCCGTTCTACATCTGCATCTCCACCAGAAGCACTAAAAACCATATTTCTCATATCCTGCGAATCAATAATACCTGTTTTAAAATTGTCCCATAATCTTTGTTCTATATTTTTTATGATCATATTTTGCTGATTAGCTTTAATAGCATCATTAATATTTTTCTGTTGCACATAATTGTTCCAGGCCTTCTGCCTATCTTCTAACGTAGGCGCATCGCTTATCGGATGAGCAAAACCTAAAACTTTATAATGATCTAAATCCAAAGCAGCAACTCCATGCGTACCGCTTTGAATTACTTTTCCTGTAGAAGCATCATAAACCCCTACATGATCGCTGTCGTCATTATCTTCCCAATCCCAATAAACAATATCACCATTTCGAAGTTGATTCCGTTGGGTAAAAAATACTCCATTGTCCTTTGCATCTTCCATATTGGTTGGCGCCCACGTATTTCCTTCTTTAGCTCCAGCAGATCTCAACCATCTATTGATACTAATAGTGCAAGTATTCTCACCATAATTATTACCTATATCTGCACTAGCTGCTTTTACAATCGCCTTACCATCAACCTCTGTTTTAAAATTATCGCCAAAGATATAATCACGTGCAGCGCCTTCATCCTCACCAAAAGTAGCATAAAGGTTCTGTCCCATGTTAAACAGCCGTTCTTCTTGTTTGCGAGCATAAACATTTTTAGCATAGGCACTCGTTACGCCCGGATCCATATAAGGGCCATATTTTTCAACATAAGCTTCAGCAGTATTTATATCGCCATTAGCATAACTTCTGTCTATCAATGCCTGACCTAATACTCCAGTCCATTTTCTATACTCTAAATCAAGCCTTTCTCTTCCATATGTTCCATATCTGGAATTTATGGCGTAATCAATTTCTTTTTGTACATCGGCTATAACTGCAGGGTCATTAGGAGATAAAACAGCCTTTTGAACAGAACTATTTATAGAATTAGCAAAAGTAGTATTCTGCCAGGCTTCAAACTGCTGCGCTCTGTATTGCCCCAAAACTCTGCGATTAGCATTATCAGTTTGCTGGGTGCTGTAATCAAATAACATAGCACCTTTGCCGTACTTTACGCTTTGAGGACTTTGAGCCATAAGCTCGCTGCGTATCTTTCTTTCGCCAGCTTCATACTCACCGACAATGTCAAGAGCGCCTTTTTCTTTTTTCTGCATCAACTGCATTCTTAGATCGTTAGTACGTTTTACATACTCATTATTAGCCTGCAGAACGTCGGTTCTTATGATCTGCTCTCTTACCTGTTCAACACCGGCCTGAATAATTCTACCGGTCTGGGATGATTCTCTTGCAACAGCCTGCTGACCGCTGTTATCATAGCGGACATTAGATACTTTACTTGCCGGCGCTCCTAACTGCGCACCTACTTGGAAAATGTCGATTGCCATATTCTAGCCTCCTTTTGGGTATAGAAAAAGCGCTTTAACAAATTGTTAAGCGCTTAAAGGTGTGTTATAATGTTGTCCGAGATAGTCAGTGTGTTGGCTTCCCTTACGGGGGGTGATAGCTATTGTCAACTTATGAAGCATTGTCTTTGATGATTGCTTTTAGTACATTAATAGCTATTGTCATTTTAGGCTGTAAATAGCCATGAAATAAGCCGCTAACACCAGTGGCGCGCGGCTTCCTTTCACGTTTTACGATTATGAGGGAGAGCCAGCGTGCGACCACTGACTATCTCTTTTCGTTTATTATATAATACATTTCGTACTAATGCAAGTACAGTCCGTATTACTTAACTATGCTCTCTTCATCAACTCACTTTAGAAGTAAGTTTTCGGCTTCATCGGGAAATAACTGTAATTGCCTTGTCTATAGCCAGTTCCACTACTGTTGAATTGATATGTAGCACCTGTTGTTACACTAGGAGTTGAAGAACTGGAGGAAGCACCTTGCTTTCCTGCGCTCTTAGGACTGTATAAACTACCTGCAAGGGATAACCCACTCATAAGCATATTATTCATAAGTGCACGCTTACCGGCTTTACGGTAATTGCGTGCATTTTGATTATAGATATCACGTTGATTAACAAGGTCAGTAGACTGCTGAAAAATATTCTCAACGCCTTGCCTTGAATTATAGCGTTCAATAGCAAGCTCTGTTTCCATATTATACGCACTGTCAGCTAAAGCGTTTGCCGCACTGCCTGAAGCTGTTATACCGGAAGCGCCTATATTAGCCCTCTGCTGGCTTAACATAGCGTTCATACGCCGGCGTTTGTTTTCTTCGTTGATAGTATTTGACTTAGACTGTTCTTCAGCCTGTGCCTGCAGTTTATCTGCGTTCTGATTCGCTATCTGAGCATTTACCTCTGCCTGTTGAGCGGCAGCGTTATATTGCTGCTGCTGCGCTCTGCCCGAAATAAAGCCACCCAAAAGAGTGGCGCCTATTGCTGCCGCTACGCCCATTATTCATCATCCTTTCTAAACTCAAAAAAGTGATGCGGCAGATTATAAACTCCATGCGGCGCTGGTTCATGTATTTCTGCGCCAAGCCATTTAAGCCAACGCATTATATTATCATTTCCAACGTTGACCCAGTTATATAACCTGTCATATCTCTTTAAAAGCCCTCTTACAGCCTTTTTAGTCTGCCTTCCGACAAATACCTTATGGTTCTCCGTTTCCTTCGTCATAAGCAGCCATACGCGACCCTCGTCGCTCATTATCGAAGCTTTTCTCACTCCATATACAGCAGCGGGTACGCCGTTGATATGCAGGCAGCCGATTTCATCACTGTGCTTCAATCCATCTAAAATATCATCAAGAGCGTTAGGACCAATAGCACAAAATAGTTCACGGTAATTATCTGTCTTAAGATTAGCCGCTATATACTCAGCATCTGCCCTTGTGGGCTTTACAAATTCATACTTTGCCATAATACACCTTACCCTTCTATTTCCGGAATCAAAGATAATACAGTCATTGGCAGCGGATCAGGCTGTTTAATTATTATCTGCTGAGTTTCATCATAAGTAGCAGACTTGATCGTTACTTTAAACTTACCTGTTTGCAAACTAATCGGTTCCCCATAGGCTTCATTACTGCGCCATTTAAACTCATCTAATTCATTCTCCTTCATTCCAAATAATCCACCACGGCTATCTTTAAGTAATAATGTAACTGTAGCAATTCGTTTCTTCCGACTTAAATATGTGCCATCTTGAGCTGTAAAATCTATAGGCAGTGTTTTTATTTCCGCATCTATAGGCAATCCTACATGAACCTTCTTATACTCATTGCCAAGAAGAACCTTGCCGTTTTCTACAGTTTGCTGAGGAAGTACATTTCCATCTGCCAATATAGCCACAGTATAACCTTCTAAATGCTCAAGACCTGATATTTCATCGGTCGGCTCTCCTTCATAGGTTATCCCACTATCGACGAAAAACTGATCCTCTACATTAGTACTTTTATCACGGCTTTCCATTATTTCCACATAATACTGCCCGCCACGCTCAATTACTGCATATAACTTATCTTCTGTTGACCCTCCGATATTACATACACTAACAAACTTCCCACCTGCCGTGGTATGCTGGTGCCATGCGTAGATATCCTGTTCCTTTATGTAGGTAAGCCCTAACAGCAAACCATCATCACGCACACACCAAACAATACTGTTAGGTATCTGCTGATAGGCCATAGATATTATTTTATGCCCTTCAAACAAGTGCGAAGCCAATAAATTTAAATCATCACCGGTATATTTATCAACATCATAGCTGTAAGCAAGGTCACGTATGATATTGCCCTGGTGCTGCACATAAATAATCCTGCTGCCGATAGTGACAGGATTAACATCTGACACACCCCTATATTCCTGCGGTTGACTTAAAACATTACTTCCTGTAATGGCTTTGCCTCCGCCGCTTACTTTAAATTCTCCGCCAGCTGTTAACAGCAGCATTTCACCAAAAGCTATAATTGCCTTAATGCCATTCATTTGTCCACCATTTAAAGTGGCCGTAATTCCATCATCATCGGCAGATGGAATGCTTGTTCCAAAGTTATAATAGTCTCCTGTTTTACTTGTCCAGAATGTCTGCGGAAATCCTTTACTTCCCGCAAATACTAACCGGTCTTCATAAAAGCCTATTGCAGAAGGATACCCTTTTTCACCATTCCAAGCAGCAAAAGCAAAATCGCGGGTTTCGTTTGTAGAAGCTAACTGTTTTTTTACAGTCCCTTTCACTACTGTAGGACTGACATATTCGGTGATCAATACATAGCCCGTATAATCTCCCCCGATGCTTTGAATGGTTATATAGCCTCTCTGCTTCTCATTTTCACCGCTCCAAACGTCTGTATTAAATTCAGTAGAAGTAACTCTGTAACTGGCAATACTTTCAGACGTGTTCTCCTCGGTCAAGCTATAATTCTGGCTTCTGTTCCCACTCTGTGTTCTTACATTTACCCATTGTAAAGAAACAGGATCATATTTTTCCAAACTAAAATTACCATCCCAAAAACCAAAACTTTCTACATAGACATTGGATTTCGGTAATACACTAACCTGCAAATTTCCGCCCGTACTGCTTGGTGTCCCCTTTTTATAATCTGTTTCTAAAAAGTGAGTTAGGGAAAAAAGACTCCCTTCATCACTTTTAGCAAAAATATCATCAGAAGCCGTCAAGGTTATATCACCATATACATCAGATGCTTTTACTGTTGTGTTATCACCAATAGACGCACTATATAAAATTTCTACCCAACCATTACCACCGCTGCCTGCTGTTCCGCCCCCCCAGTTAGTACCATTACCACCTGCACCGCCTGCACCATAGGAAGTACCATTGGCACCATCACTACCGCCAATCCATTCTCCTTCACTACTCGAGTAAGATGGTGTAGTAGCTCTGTATCCGCCGCCTCCACCTCTGGCAGAAATATTACCAAATGAAGAATTGCCTCCTGATTTTCCGCTAGTCTGACTGTCACTATATTTTACACCAACACCGCCTGCACCACCGGCGCCAACTATCACTTGATAGTCACTATTGCTGGTTACAGTCATTTTCCCTGTGAGCAGTTCGCCACTACCACCATTACCACCATATAAATATGGTCCATGGCTCATATGATTTCCTCCGCCACCGCCACCGCCTGCACCAGCAATTTTATATTCTATAGAATCTATTCCTGCTGGAATATGAACAGTGTATGTTCCCGGAGTAGTCCATTGCTGCGTTTTTGTAACGATATAAGCACTATTAAAATTAGAAGCATCAAACGGTCCACCTGTAATATCCATTGCCTCAAAGCGCCAATCTAAACTTCCATATCTTGTAAGTGTCATTGGTGCATGTGCAGGATGAACAATGAAAAGCACGTCAGCACTCTGTGTATATTTTATTTTTGCAGCATCTTCTAAATCTTTATCAGCAAAAAAGTTTTCTATGCTATATGGTGTGCCATCTTCTTTAACAACAATACCACCATCTGTATAAAACTGGCATCTGCCAGCAGTAATTTCAACAATATAATTTTGATCTGTGCTGTACATAAATGGTATTAGCACAGCCTTTTTATTATTATAAGTCTGCGCTATGAACTTAAAGCCTGGTCTATTAGCAGCGCCACCATAACGCAGAACGAAAAAATTTCTTAAAACAGCAGCCCCGCTGTCATATTTAGCAATATCAGTACGTCCATACATAGACGGTGACAATTCACCGCCGGCAAAACTTGATTTTAATTGATAGAGTGCCATAATTATGCCCCCGTAAATCTTGCTGCCGCTAATCTGTCAATGTGCGGATCCAGCAAATGTTCTTCATCAGCGTCAGTAGAACTGGCTTCTGCAAAATAAGCGTTATAAGCTTGAATACACATCTGCGTTAAATCCAATTTGCCAGTCAACGCATAAGCAATTTCTGCAGCGAGCTTCCATCCAAATGCCTCTACAAATTGAGCATCATATAAATCTGCGTCGGTAACATCTACAGTGTATTCAATCCAGGCATTGCCGATATTAGTATAAATAGCTTTCCCCTGTTTATCCGAAACGATTTTATATTGGTTATCCCTCGGCAAGCCACAAAAATGTTCATTATACATCATTCTCAGGCATACTGCATCAGCAGGATAACGATATGCATACTTCCAGTTAGGAGGCACATCTTGAAGAGCAGCTAACTGTACACTTCTTGTAGCAAATGTCCAGGGGAATTTCCTTAACACGGCCTGTCTAACATAGTCATAGCAGCGACGGCATACTCGTGCCGGCTCGCTGGCTTCGTCAAGTCGTTCTATTGTAGCTACGCCTATATGATTAAGTGCAATATTACAAATCTCAACCTTATCCATAATTTCACCTCTGTTATAAAGAAAGCCGGGGACATATGCCCCCGGCTGATTTAATCTTGCGCCAGTGCCACTAATTCATTAATAATAGCTTCCCTGGATTTCTGACTTGTTTTTATTCCCTGTTCTTTGGCCAATTCTTTTAAATCATTAAAGTTCATTGCTTCATATTGGAGATAACGCGGATCGTCATTACCGGAAGATACTGCTGCTGGTCTATTAAGTTTCACAAAATGTTCAGGAACCTTAATATTATCTGCAAGCGTTACAATATCATCACGTCTATACATACGACCCAAAGTAAAACAATTACGCTTTACTTTGTAAGTAGCCATTATAAAGTTACCTGAATGCCGTCAGTCATATAAGCAAAGACCTTGCCGCCCACAGCCTCACTAGCTGTGTAAACCAATCTAATATAACGATTACCATATTTGATTGGAGAAAAGAATTGTGCCACAGTACAAGCCCTCGTTTGAATCAGAGAATCAGGTACACTTACCTCAACTTCATCAGCAGGACTATCAAATCCCTCAGTTGCAGCAGATTGTACTTTAACCTTAGTAATCTTGCCGGAAGTCATTGGTGTGGTCAGTTTTACGTCAAAGTACAGCGGATGCATAAACCCGCCTGTACTTCCTAAATCAATAACACTGCTGTTTGCGTCTGTGCCGGTAACGGCCTGATTCTCAGACAGCAATAATTGAGCATCAATACGTGCCATTTTATACTCCTCCTTTTTAAACAAGCCGAGATTCAGTATTCAGAATAGCTGCGCAACGCTGGAACGGAACGCCCCAGAAATTAACAACAGGTTTTCCTTCAACTGTATCAATAGACAGCATAGTATTTTTGTCATTACGTGCAGCCTTAGCCATAAAAGCCTCAAACTGCTTATTGCAGAAGATCTGCAAATTGACATTATCAGGATTTTCAATCTGATAATAACCCTCGATCAATTTGTCGAAGATTGTAGTAGTAGCAGGATCTTTTAAATCAACATTGGCCAAACGCACAACATAACGAGGATCTTTAACTGCAAGGCCCATGGACCAATTATATTTATTGGTATGAGCAAAGAATACCTCACCTTTATCATTTGTTACTTTTTGTTTACCCAAATATTCATGAGTAAAGCCTGCGGTGTCGCCTTCTGGGAACAAGCCGTATACCTGCTGCTCTCCAAAGCCTACAAACCATACAGAAGTCAGATTATCACCTGTGCCGCCGCAATCAATGATTTGGTCTGCCCAAATATCTTCCTGATTGGTCTTACTGTAAAAATAAGCGCCTAAACCAGTGAATCCTGCAGGGTTGATCTTCTCATCGCCATAGAAAAGCGTAGTCGCCATTTCTTGGTTCATTGCTTCAAGAAAAGCAGCATTCTCACTCATCATCCAAGAAGCCTGCATATTATTCTTTCGTGCAAGCTTTTCGTCGATTTCAGCCAGCGCTTCCATCTCGCCGCAAGTAAAAGATACTTGCTTAGTTTTAGACTTGCTCGGCTTAGTCCCGCGGTTAATCATTCTCCACGCTACTTCCGGCAGAGAATAACGCAATGTAGCTTCCTCATAGTCCTTAGAGTTACACATTTTGAACGGCATAATTTTTAAAATCTTATTTGTTTTGCTTTGCAGTTCAATAATTCTTTGATACTTTTTGTCGAACCCTTGACGAGACGCAAAGTCTTGAAGGGTTGCGAAACCTGTCAAATCTGGCATTATTTACCACTCCTTAATATTTTTATTTGAACCCGCCGCCGGGGAAAAACAGCTCGGCGTCGCCCAGTTCCTTAGATTTAGGTGCTTGCCCATCAGGCGGTTGGTCTTCCATAAGCAAGCCTCCAATGTTTTGCAGCATTTTTTGTATTGCCGGATGATTGGCCACGCCTGTATTTACAAGTACCTGCATAGCCTCACCACCGCCAAAAGTATTAACAGCTAATTTAGCAGCAGCAATGTTCTCACGAGAAATAAGCCCCTGCTTTTGACATTCAGCAGTCCAACCGTCTACAATTTCCTCCTGCTTATGCATAACGTCTAAAACTACTTTGCTATGCAAATCAATCAGCTTAGTAGCCTGCTCCTGAGTAAGCTTTGCGTCTTTAGCAATCGCTGTAAAATCAGCTTCCAGTTCAGGCGAAAGTTCCAGCCCTTCCTGTAGGTTGAACTCATATTTGTCAGGAACAACAGGCTCTTGCACAGGATCATCAAATACATTTTTAGGTGTAGTTACAGGATCACCGTCACCTGCAGGCGTTGGCTCTCCACTCGGCTCAACTGCCGGAGCAGGTTCTGTTACAAACGGGTCGCCGGAAGGAGCAGGTTCACCGCCTCCACCAGCACCATCTGCTTCAAAAAACATTTGTGTAAACTTATTCATGTCTTACCTCCGCTATGTCGTTATCTACTTTAAAAAGGTCATCATCTTCTAAATCAGGAGGGTGTCTAGCGCTCTCTGCTTCATTACGCATCAGCATTTCCAAAGAATGTCCATCGTTCAGCATCCGGATATTCTTTAACAAATCAACGCCTACAGCACGTTTACCTGATAAGAAAGCATTGAAGTATGGCTCAGCTGAAAAAACCGCTGTTTCGACCTCTGTGCTTTCCAAAATGGCATAAATAAAACGCCGTCCGTTCTCGGTCCGCATAATAACGTCCAAGTCGTCCAGCGCTTGTTGTGCAAGCATATTCATTTTTTTGTTTTTCATTAAATCCCGCCTCCCAGCAATTGATCTAATGCATTGCCACCATTAGCAGGTGTTTCACTCATCAACCTGGCCGCATCAGCATAATCCCTAACAGCAGGCGCAGCAGCAGCCATCTGTTCAGCTTGCATTTGTTCCTGCTGTGCCTGAGCACGTTGTTTGCGAAGTTCAGCTACTTCGTTTTCATCACGCACTATCTTTTCTTTGACGCCAGTAGATTCTGCGAAACCTCGTACAGCTTCATCAAGATTGATGATATCAAGCACTTCAGGCTGAGCAGCAGCAAGATTACCAACAAATCCAACTGTACGCTCAATAGCAGGTATTTCAACCATTTTCTGGGCTTGAGCCAAGATAGAAATGAAGGATACTTTTAATTCGCTTTTGTCAATCTCCTCCGGCATAGGCGGAAACAACCCATGTCTCAAACAAATATCAAAAGTGCGAAGCGTCATAGGTTCTAAAACCTCATTGTGCATTTGCTCAAGTACCGGGGACAACATCAGGAGCTTTTCTTCATGCCGCTCTGCAATCTCACGCGCAGTCATTTGAGGTCCGTCCTGAGATGTAATCATCATAAACAAATCATTATAGAACGTTTCAGCTATCGACCGCCGTTTCTCCTCAGACAATGCTCCTATGCCTTCATAGGCCTTTGCTCTTGGGTCTACAAGTGGATAAGCCTGCTGTACAGTTCCATCAGGATAAAAATTTAGTCCTCCTGGCATTCTGTCAAGCTTCTTCATTGAAGCAGGAAATGCCATCGCCGGATCTGCAGCATTATCAATAGCCCTAAGTTTATTCTTCTCAATCTTCTGCAACTGCATACAATCGCCCAAAGCATTATGTCCAGGTCCAGAGCCATATACACCATTTGCAATCAAGGTCCAACGCGGCATGAGGAACGGGCATTCCCTAAACCCTGATATCTTCAGGAATTTGTCATTAGCACCTTTTTCATAGTGATATGAGCGCCAGGGGAAATTGCCTAAAGCCAATTTATTAGGATCATAATCATCATTACGCTCTATAAGCATTTCAATATCAAAGTATGTTGTGATATTTCCGCCATTATAAGCAGATTTCACGCTTTCCGATACGTTATCAATACCATATTCTTTAACGATTTGGTCTGCGCTTAATCTGAAGCGTCTAGCGAACGTATAAACTCTTCCCCTTGCATCTACACCGCCAGCATATTCACCGCAGGTGTACGGCCTCATCCATATGCCATAATTGTAGTCTTCCAGCATCAGAGAAGCCCCAGTACCAAATTGAGCCATTTCAGCCTCAATCTGCTGCAGCATATTATAAGCATTGCTCTTAGAATAAATGCTGCTCATAATCTCCTGGCAATCATCTAACCACATCCTTACAGCGTGGTAATTAGCTTTTTCTTCATCTTGCAGACCAAGCTCAAACCAAGGCCTTGACGGCGATGTCAACCCACTGTGGATACCAGCTGCACATTTACCAACTGCTTTTTGGGGATGTGGGTCTATAAGGTATTCGTCACGTCTATGCCCTTCTGTGCTTTTGATATCTTCCTCAAACCTGCCCCTTGTCGGATTTATATACCGGCTAAGCATCCTCCACGTTGGCTCATATTGGCTGCGCAATGTATAAAGCTGGGAGATAGTATGTTGTTTTCGTGTTAATTTATCGCTGTCACGCAGCATATCTTTGATATCCATAATCATTCTCCCAACAACATTTTCTTGACACTATCAGAGGTAAGCTGCCCACCAGTCTTATTGGTATAGCTTCTTCCACGAGCTTTAGAGAGTTTTTGAAGCAGGCTTTGTCTCTCTCCCTCTGTCGCACTATCAATAGTGGCCGCTGCTGTACTGCCAGGTGCGCTTTGTTTTATAGGCTCAACACTGCCACCTCCACCGCCGCCACCGTGTAACTGCATCATAATCTTATGCATAGTCTCACCCCCCTTCACATACCGGCAAACGGATCATACGACTGCTGCCTATTATTCCCCAAATAACATTCTTTTTTAATTACAGGGTAGGCAAAAGTTAAGGCCAATGCATCCGCTCTATTAGGAGATGGTTGACCTCTTTTCTTCATATCATCCTTAGATTCAAGCTGTATTTGTCCTTTTAAATTAACACCAGCTTCAGGGCCTATCAAATCATTAGTTAAAATTTCATCATCTTCAATTACACCACCATTAATTAACCACTCTTTCATATTTCCCCACATCTCAGCCCGTTTATTAGCATAACCCAAATCAGAAGATTTTCCACCAAATGCAATAAGATTCCAAGATCTGCCCATTGTTTCGCCCGCACTCCATATACCTGTTCCATATCCTTGGTCTATGAATACAGCATCAGCATTATATTCGTCCTCAAATCTAGCAATAATACCTGCTGTAACAATATCGTTATCATTCTTTAAACAAGTATATAATCGTTTACTATAGAGGCCTTGCCTCAAGTAAACTACCAACTCATCAGGTCCAGTCCATGCTGGATCGCACCCAATAATAGTAGGCGCAAAGTTAAACTGTTCTTTCCTAATATTTCTGTTCTTAGCTTCTTCAACAATTTTTAAGCTAATAAATTGTAAATCACTTGCATTAGGAAATTCACCAAGAACACGAACTCGATATACATCACTGTCTCGTCCATATTCATTTGCAATACTTTCTATATACTGTTTTGAAACTCTTGGACTTTCTTCGCCATTAAATGTAAGTTTTTCCCAAAAGTGGCGGTTTATATTGTGGCTATTGTAAAAATAACCAGTTACTCTTGTAGGATTACTCGCCATTGCTACTCTTGCATTTTCTGCCGACAAAGCACTTCCTGCTGTTACAAAGACCTCTTCAAACACGCCCGACGCCTCGTCTACCAAAAACAAAATATTATCAGCGTGTATGCCTTGCAATGCCTCTGGTCTATCCTTGCTTGCTGTTCTTGCCATAGCAAAGCTCCCTGTCTCACAAGTAAAATGGTCATTAGTCCATTCAAATAAATCATGCAGTTGCACTGGCATAGCATTCCACCACATTTTTAGCTCTGCCCATAAAGCATCTTTAAGTTGTGCGCTTGTGGGAGCTGTAACAGGAATCTTAGCTTTTGCGAAGCACGTTAAAAACCAAGGAATAATCCAAGCAAAACAAGTAGTCTTTCCTGTACCATGTCCAGACTTAACACTAACCTTAGCTCCCGGCTTAGCTATTGCCTGTAGAAATTCCTTTTGTTGATCTGTTGGCTCAACTCTCCATACTTCTTTCACAAAACGAGCAGGATCTTTTCGCCATTGTGGGATTTTCTTTTTCAAAAATTCGGCGTCTTGTTGACTAAGCATCATCTATTTCCTCAATAATTGCCGCAAGGCTTTTCTTTATTTCGACCTCATGCTTTTGTATGTATAGACCATCCATTTTATTTAAAGTATCTATTGCCCTTATCCTTGCATTTGGATCAGGTTCTTCTGTGGCGATCTTTGTTAGTAATTCCTGTCGCTGATTTATATCCATTATGTTTTTCTTGTCTTTCCTTGCGGCAAGTTCTTTCAGTCGAGCTTTAATATTAGCCTTTCTTAGCTTTCTTGACGCTGTTACTCCTGCAGAATTCTTGCTATATCCAGCTTCTATAGCTGCTGCAGTTGCATTCGCTGTTTTGGCAAAAGAAAGACAAAATCTTTCTTCTTTCTCTGTTAATGTTCTTTCTTTTGTCATATACTCACCACCTTTGCAAATAAAAAAGCACCTAACCGAAGTTAAGTGCCTTTATATTAAGTTATTCGATAGTCATTGTTCCTAACTTTTCTCTTAAAGTGTTATTAACTATATTGCTCTTTGATACGATTTCGTCTAATTTAGAAGTAATATCCTTTAATCTTCTCTCTAGTCCGTTTGGAGCGAGACCAGCTTCTTTACAGACAGTACCACCACTATTAGGATCGCCCAATATGAACAACTGTGTATTCTCAACACTTGAATTTAATATCCTAGTAAGACGTTCAATATTTTCTATTTGTTTTTCCAGCGAACCCTTTTTTACATCAAATTCTACATCCCAATCACAATTCGGAGTTTCCATACAAATATCGTTCATCATCGCACCTCTTTTTAATGCCGAATTATTTATGTAGATTAAATTGGCGGAAGGTACAAGACTTGAACTTGTAAGCCGATTGCTCGACTGACGCCTTAGCAGGGCGCTGCGCTACCAATTACGCCAACCTTCCGTATGGCGGAGCAGGTAGGATTCGAACCCACACAGCGTATCCCTACGCCCTATCAGTTTTCAAGACTGCTCTCTTAGCCGTTTGAGTACTGCTCCATTATTGCCGCTGTATTACCCCAACGGCAGGGCAGTGTCCAAGCGCTAAGCTTGAACGTTTCACCAAGCTTGTTGTAAGCCTACTAACTTACAATACTATTTTAACTCATCAGAACAGGTAATTTGTCGGATACATTTTTAATTCTCAATAATTTTTTTTCGAGTGCTAAAACGACAGCATCGTTTAAAAACTCTTCGCGACGCTCGTAGTAAGTATCTCTATTCATCCCTTTTAGTCCAGCAATTACTCCTGGCGACTTATTATATTCATAACGCCGGAACATAGTATCTCCTGTTGCTTGTTTCTCATGAACCTTATACGTCTCAGCTATTACTTCAAGCCATGCTTCAGGATTTATTACTATAGTTTGATAAGGGCCTTGTCCCCACGAAATCATCTCGATCGGTTCAATATTCTTTAGTGCAGATGTTTCTGTTGGATTACTGATAAAAGCATGACCTCCACCCCCAGTATGCCCTTTCTTTGCAGTACGCTGCTCTCTTTCATCATCAACAGCTTTCTGAATATATTTCCTATTCAAAAAATACCACTCTGTATGCTTTCGTAACAGTTCTATTAGCATATCAGTCTCCTTCTAGCTTTTCTTTATAAAGTTCGATAGATTTATTGTAAAAATACTAAACCTTCTTAAAGCTAATATAAACAAAAACGTTAATATCCAATGTTCATATACAAATTCAAATATCCATTTTATTAGATCAGGATAATTCATGTCTTCACTCCTTAATCATTACATATAGCTTTACCGTCCATAATAGCCCCGCAATAAGGGCAATAAGCAAATATTGTGCTATTTGTTATAACCAAAGTTTTACAGCACGAACATGTTATTGTAGTATTTCCAGCTAAATGCTTTTCAATCCAATGCCCATGCTTACGTTCTTCTACTGTAGGCATTGTATCAAGCTTATCAGCAGCACTTTGATAACCACTTCTAATGCCGTCGAAAAACTCACCCCAACCGTGTATATCTCCAACCATTCTTAATAACTCAGCTTTCGCCTTATCAGCGTCTATTAATCGCATAATCTATTCACCTACTATTTTTTATCTTTATATCATAAGTACTACTAACTATACCCATATTACAGTCATCTTCCAAGTAGGCTTCTTCTATAATATCTCGAATTTCGTCTTCTGTAGCACCATCTTCTACGTCTATTTTTACTTTATATTCATTTGTCTCAATAATTGTCGCTACTACTGTTTTCATAATTTATTCACTGCTCCTTTATTAGCTCAGAATTATCATAAATATTTCCGACAACTTCTACATCTTCTGGCGATTCTATGACGTTAAGAATGTTATCAGACACGCCGTTAGAAGTGCATTTAAGGACATATTGATTATTCCATTCTACAGCGAAAAGAAAAGCTTTAGAGTTGTAGATACTGACTATATCGCCCTCAAATATTTTCTTACCGTTTTTATCGACAAAGCCTGTATACTGACCGAACAAGGGCATTGTTCTTCTTCCATTTTTATTCACCGTCCCGTCTGTTCCATGCCGCTATAACGGCTTCTCGTGCTTGATCTGGGAAATCATATGTAATAGTTGTCATTAGCGCAAAACAATAACAGCCACCATCACACTGGATACTTGCTTCATATCCTTTTCGCACAGGGAATTCATTTAATAACGCTTCTCCACCACAGAACGGACAAGGTTTTAATTTAGTCATTTCAACCCTCCTGTGAGCAATGTTATTCCAAATAACGTAAGTGTTATAGCCCCTATAGTGTGAGTAATGACCTATAAGCGGCTATGTCTGTCACTGCTGTCAGTCAGAAGTACCAATATAGACCAAAGAGCTGACGCTATAGTCACAGTAATAGATGCTGTAACAACACAATTCATTAGTAAATAAATAAAATCCATGCTATTTATTCTCCCTCTTCCTTTATCCACTAATCATCTTCTTGAATGCTCTCGGTTTCGTCTATATTTTCTTCATATTCACTTTTGCTAATTATCATAGCTTTTGTGCCACCGCTCATGCTTATTAAAGCGTTTATAGCTGTTTCTTCCCAATGGTTTAAGTCTGTCTCAGAAATGAATTTACTGAATTCTGCACCAAATTTCATGTAAATATCGTTGTCAGATTTCAAATAAATCGTTATAGTATATGGCATTGTTATTCACGCTCCTATTTAGATATTGTACTCATTACAATGCAAGCTATCATCCAAAGCACCGTAACACTTATAAACAATTGATTCATTTTTCTTCACCGTCCTCTAATTTTTCAATAATCTTTTCTATCACTGTTTTCACTGTCCATTAATCGCCCTTAAAAATTCTTTTAAACTCTTTGCGCTTGATCCTCTAAAATTAAAATACAATGTCCAGCGGTAAGAAAAGTCATAGCCTCGGCGACGATATAGCGTAAAAGCTTTTTTAAACGTCCGTTTACGCTCTGCTTTAGTCATTTTTCTTTACTCTCCTTTACACTCTTACCCAATAGTTTTTGTTCTTAGGCATAAATTCAGAAGGTCTAGCAAAACTGTATTTCTCATTAGGCTTACAGTTACCACAAATAAAACTTCCTAGGCATTTGCACTCATGGCACCAGCCTACGTACTTTATTTCAGGCTTTTTCATAATTTGCACCGCCTTTTGACCATTATTCTGACAAGCATTCTATTTCGGTACGTTATTTCTGCCCTTTTGCATTTTACTAAACCATCTGATATTTCCTCATAATAAGAATAATATGTACTCACTATAGCCTTATCATGTCTATTCCGAAGATATCTATAAGCAAGCATTGAGAATATACGTTCTGTTCTATTGTCCATTATTTGCACAGCGTCGCCTCATTTCATAACGATATTTTGCATCATACGCCTTTGTCATGTTGTGGTACCCGAATATAATGATCGCTTTCGCCAGCATGACCCGACGTTTTATTTTATTACGAGCCTTTCGACATGTTTTTAATTGTTCTCGAATTTTCTTATTAAAACTGATTGAGAATTTGCTTTTTCCTTCATACGGCGCAAATAACTTCAATTTCTTCAGTCTATTATTATCGATCTTTACACCTTTTTTCATCTACTCCACCGCCTTAAACTTCTCTAAAGTCAATGTCCGGGTACTTATAAAGCAGCATCTTCTTTTTGATCAGATACACCTGCGTCCGCATCCCTTTCGTGTCGACGTAATATATATGCCCATTAGCTTCTGTTACCTTGAAATCAGCTCGATAAATAATCGGCCTTATCTTTTTACCTGCAACCTCATAACCAGGCTGTAAAACAAATTCAGGCTGTAATTCAATGCTTTTTACTGCACCGGTACGCTGCTGCCAAAGTAAATCCTCATAGTATTTTGCTTCTTTCCTGCTATCAAAGCGAATCCCGTCAACCTCAGTTATTGCATTGCCATATTTCAGCACAGGTACAGCCCCGGGTAAATTCGCCGGCGCCGTTACGCTGTCAGAACGAACTTTACTTACAAGGTGTGCCGGCAGTTCATTCCACGTCGTCATTGGTACATCGCCAAGGCATCTTCAAGCTCTTCCTTTTCTCTCCGATACCGAGCCACTTTCCCGCCGAGCTGACTATTCTTCCGACGTAGATGTTTGAGTTCAGTCAGTATCTGCATAAGTACTGGTTTCAATACTGGTACATACTGATCGCCTGGTTCTTTTTCGATTAACGCCATCATAATTTTTATATTTATTGGTTTCATTTACCGTTCTCCTTTATTTGAACAAGGTTTCTTCTAACATTTTTCTTTTCAGAACTGATGAGCGTCGCGGTTTATATTCTTTTTTACCATAAGGGTCTAAAACATCAATGGAACAAAAATCAAAATCTTTACATTTATTGACACGCTTTAATTTTTCTACTGGCAATATAACATTTATGCTTGTGTTCGAAATTGCTTTAGCGTCACAATAATAAATATCGCCTGCATCCATACAGTTACTACAATAACGACAGTATTGCTTCATGCCTTACCACTCCAATCTTATATTTAAAAGGCCGCCCCCTACGGGCTAATCACCTCCGCAGGGGTATACTTCCCTTTATGCTTGTATATAGTTAGTATGCGCGGCCGTTTTAACTTATCGCCAGATCTGCCACTCTACAAAAACCTCAGCTAAAGCACAACCGAGCTGCCATAGGAAACCTGCAGCAAAGATAAATAATAATGTGTATACTGTTTCACGCTTAGTCATTGTGCTTCAGTCCCTTCATGACTTATACTAATATCTTCCAAAAATCTCAAATTCTTGAAGTTTTGAATTGTCTCCCGTGCCTTCACGGCCCGTGTATCATCGGACCACATCAAGCAGCTCGGGCAAATATGCACCTCAAAATATCGACCTCTGTTTACGTGACTACCCGCCGTTGTATCCTTATGGCATATATCGCAATTCATAATCTCACCTCAAAACGGTTCTGACTTATTAGTGTTCAGCTTGTCAAAATGTTCTTCGCCTAAAATCTGTAGTTCTGCCATATCTGCAGCAAGGTTATATATTTTTGCGTGCTTATTATTTCCATGTGTATCGGTAACCTTAGCTCTAAATTCGGCAATAGTCCCTAAGAAACAACCACAAGACACTGTTATACCTTTGTCTTTATTTTTGAAAAATGTCGTAAAACTAAATCTACTACCAATGCGACCGATCAATAAATAGTCAGCGTTGCCGCACACCCAAGCGTTGCCGCACACCTCAGCGTCGCCGTACACCCTAG